CCGAAGCCTGAAAAGGATGACGGTTGTCCTCCGGGTTTTGTGAGGGTTAACGGAGCTTGCACTCCGATTTCTGCATCAACGACTCCTGAGACTGAGGCACCTTTGACAGTAGCACCGCCTATGATTGACCCCACCTTGCCTGTGACTCCACCCAATCCCACCGATGTTATTGTTCCAAGCACACGCACTGACGTACCCGTGACTGTTCCCGTTGTTTCCCCTGCTCCTATTGAGTCGATACTGCCGCAAAATCTCTTGGATCTTTTGCAGGCTAGGCAACCTGTAAGATCTTTTGCGGATGGCGGTGCTGTATTGGATGATGCGGCTGGTCGTTTCTTGGAGGCGTTGACGGCAGCGTAGCCAGATGAATGATTTTAACATACCCACGGAGTTCCTTACTGATGCAGAGTTGGAAGCTCTAGGTAAGCACCTAGACAAGTACAAAGAATTGCATGAGCGGGACGAGTTTCAAAATAATTTCTTGGATTTTGTTAATCATGTCTGGCCCAGCTTTATTGCTGGTTCTCACCATAAGATATTTGCTGAAAAGTTAGAGCGTGTTGCGAGGGGCGAGTTAAAGCGTCTGATTGTCAACATGCCTCCACGACACACGAAGTCAGAGTTTGCTTCTTATTTATTTCCTGCTTGGGTCATGGGCAGGAGTCCAAGCACAAAGATCATTCAGGCAACGCACACGGCGGAGTTGGCGGTAGGTTTTGGTCGTAAGGTCAAGAACTTACTGGACAGTGAAATATATCGTGATGTTTTTCCTGATATGCAGTTGGCTAGGGATGCGAAGGCGAGTGGTCGTTGGTCAACGAATGAGGGTGGTGAGTATTACGCTGTTGGTGTGGGCGGTGCGCTGGCTGGTCGTGGTGCGAACTTGTGTATTATTGACGATCCTGTTTCAGAGCAGGATGCGTTGTCACCAACCGCGTTGGATAACATTTACGAATGGTACACTTCAGGACCGAGACAGCGACTACAACCGGGCGGGTCGATAATCATTGTGATGACACGGTGGAGCATCCGCGATTTGACGGCGAAGGTTTTGCAGAAGCAAGCAGAGGGAGGGGCGGACCAGTGGGAGGTCGTGGAGTTTCCGGCGATATTCCCCGATACCGACAACGTGTTGTGGCCCGAATTTTGGAGCAGGGACGAGCTAGAAGGCGTTAGGGCGTCTATTCCTGTTGCCAAGTGGAACGCGCAGTATCTTCAGAACCCTACGGCGGAAGAGGGCGCGATTATCAAGAGGGAGTGGTGGAATGTTTGGGAACGTGATGCTCCTCCTCCGTGCGACTACATCATCCAGTCGTATGATACGGCGTTCACTAAGTCAGAAAGGGCCGACTATTCGGCTATTACTACTTGGGGTGTGTTTTATCCTGACGAGGGTGATGAGGCAGCGATCATATTGTTGGACGCTGAAAAGGGTCGATGGGAGTTTCCAGAGCTTAAAGACCAAGCGATGCGCTTGTATCAAGAATATGAACCTGACATGGTTTTGATTGAGCAGAAGGCGTCTGGTACGCCTTTGACTCAGGATTTGCGTAAGGCTGGCATACCTGTGAGTGGTTTTACTCCGGGCAGGGGTGCTGATAAGTTTTCTCGTATGAATGCTTGTGCGCCTGTATTTGAGAGTGGCATGGTTTGGTGTCCAGAAACCAGATGGGCAGATGAGGTTGTTGAGGAATGTGCCTCGTTTCCTAACGGTGAACATGACGACTTGGCTGATAGCATGACACAGGCTATACTACGTTTTAGACAAGGCGGCTTTATTGGGACTCGTAATGATTACGAGGACGAGGATTATTCTAATTACAGGCGCAGCAGGGAGTATTACTGATGTCCAGCAAGAAGCTTACAGCTAAAGCTCGTGAGTTACGCAAGCGTCAGCTTGAGCGTCTTGGTCATGATGAAGACAAGATTATTGACATACTTGAGTATGAATTTGATTTGGGTTTAGGAACGGCCCCCGGTACGCCACTAAGGGGTAAGAGATACAAGCATGGTGGCGCAGTTTTATCAGGCCGTGGTGGCATGTTTAAAGGAGTGAAGTGATGGGTTTTGGAAAAGCTGTAAGAGAAAACATGGATGCTCTACGTTACAAACGCTCAGAGCAAGGCAAAGCAGAAAAAAAAGCTCGTAAAGAACACAACGAGAAGTTTGGACCCACGGATAAAAAAACAAAACGCGTTCTTAAAAAGGCCGCTAAAAAGTCTGACGCTGCAAAAGGTCGATATATGCGTGAGAGAGATGATTCTAGTTTTAAGCCTGAAATGAGTACCCGTTATGGGCCGACAACAATAAAAATGGAGAATGGTGGCGTGGCTAGTTTAAAAGAAGTTCCCGCAGGCAAAAAAGGCAAAGGCTTGTCTCAGCTTCCTACTGAAGTCAGAAACAAGATGGGCTTCATGAAGGATGGCGGTGAAGTTACTCCTCCAAAGCCTTTGCCAAAGGACTCAAAGAACGCCAAGGGACGCCGTTTGAAGCGTTCACCCGGCAACAAGAACGAAGCTGGCGGCGATCCAATGAAGCCAATTCGTATGAAGGATGGCGGTGGAGTTTGCCGTGGCGGCAAGTCAGCTATGCGAGGCACACAGTTTCGTGGTGTCAGATAGGAAGAAGATGCTGTATAAGGGACAAGAGGCTGGCCTTTGGCTAAAAAGCGTTGCTTCTTGCCCTTCTGCGGCGCTTTGCGGAGTTCCCACACCATCCGCGCTGGGGTCAGCCTCACTAGGAGTTTAAAATGGCAGATGATGGCATTTTGAGCGCATTTAACGCTCCTCCGGCATCTCAAGAGATGTTCAAGGAATTGGCTGACAAGACCAATGTATTTACAGATCCTCTTGGAAGTGAGACTCTTGGTGCTGTAAACCGCGCCATTGTTGGCGCACCTGTTGATGCTATTGATATGATGGGCCGTGCTGGCGAGACTGTTCTGCGCGGCGCGGCGAAAGCTGGCACAGGTATTATGAAAGCGTTAGGAGAAGATGATGCGATGGCAGAAAGGTTTGGTCGAGATATCTACCAAGCTGGCATGGTTAGCGGTCCAGCCACTGCGCTTGCACCGATACGTCCTAGAGGCAAGTCAAATAAGACGCTTGTGCTTGAGGCGCAAAAAAAGAAGATGAAGTCTCCTGCTGGCAAACGTGCTTTGGATGAAGACTTGGAAGAAGCCGCGATTACAGACGCATTTGCCGATGCGGCGGATGATATGACTGTTATGTACGCTAGAAACACTGGTCGCATGGACGATGAGATTACAGATCAAGATATGCTAGATATTTTGACTGATTCTTATTTCACTAACAGAGATCGTGGTATGTCAAAGAGCGACTCTATTGCGGAATCTTTGTTTGAGTCTGGATTAAGTGATGTTGCTGGGCCTATGCTCAAGCGTCTTGACGCTGATTATAACTTCAGATCATCTAGTGCGGTAAACAGAAAGAAAGAGGGCGCTGCTTCAAGGAGAAGCTTGGAAACTCAAGCTAGACTTGCAAGACAGCCTCAAGAACCTATTAAGACCGTGCCTCTTGAAGAGGCTACAAGAATGCAGAATGAGATTAGCGGCATGGGGCTTCCAGATAGAACCGTCCCTGAAAAGCCAACATTAGTCGTTATTGAAGGCGGGAAGGATTAGCCATGGCTGTTGAAAAAGGAATAGGTGCTGGAGGACTGAATAAAGCCTCTCCCGCTCAAGAAGAAGCAGAAGTAGATTTCATCACCATGCCTGAAGATCCCGGCGTTATGGAAATGGATGATGGATCTGTAATTGTTGGCGAGATTACACAAGAAGTTGCTCCTATCGACATTCCTTTTGAAGCTAACCTTGCTGAGTTTATTGAAGATAATGAGTTAATGCGTATATCGTCAGATCTCGTTGGCGACATTGAAGAGGACATGTCCTCACGCAAAGACTGGGAAGATACATACAAGCGTGGCATTGATTTGCTGGGCATGGAGTATGATGATCGCACACAGCCATTTGAGGGCGCTACAGGCGTGGTTCATCCGTTGCTCTCAGAGTCTGTAACGCAGTTTCAGGCTCAAGCGTACAGAGAAATGCTGCCGTCAGGTGGCCCTGTCAGGACTCAGGTTGTGGGTGCCGAAACACCTGAAGTCTCTGCACAGGCAGAGCGTGTAAAACATTACATGAATTACATGCTCACCTACGAGATGGAAGAGTATGATCCCGAAACAGACCAAATGCTCTTCTATCTCCCTATCGTTGGGTCTACCTTTAAAAAGGTTTACAACGATCCACTGCTGCAAAGGCCTGTAAGTAAGTTTGTGCATGCGGAAGACTTGTTAGTTCCGTATGGCGCGACTGATTTGCTTACATCGCCTCGCATCACGCACATTATCCGCATGGATAGCAATGAAATCCGCAAGATGCAGCTTGGTGGTTTCTATCGTGATGTCGATTTGCCCGGAGGAGGGGGCGATACGCAGTATTCCGAAGTCCAAGAAGCAATTGACGAAGCACAAGGCGTACAATTATCCGGTGTATCCGAAGAAATGACGATCTATGAGGTTCATACCTCACTGGATCTTGAGGGTTTTGAGGATATGGGGCCGGATGGAGAGCCAAGTGGACTAAAGCTGCCTTATATCGTCACAATTCTGGAGTCATCAGGAGATGTTCTGTCTATTCGTAGAAATTATGATCCGACAGACATGCTTATGAAGCGACAGCAGTATTTTGTACATTACAAGTTCCTGCCCGGACTTGGCTTCTATGGCTTCGGCCTTACACACATGATTGGTGGCCTCTCACAAGCCTCTACAAGCATCCTGCGCCAGTTGATAGACGCTGGTACCCTTTCCAACCTTCCGGCTGGCTTCAAGGCCCGTGGGGCGCGTATTAGGGATGAGGATGAGCCACTGTCGCCCGGTGAGTTCAGGGACATTGACGCTGCTGGCATGGACATTCGTCAATCAATCATGACATTACCATTCAAGGAGCCGTCAGGGACGCTGTATAACTTGCTTGGCACTCTTGTTGACTCTGGGCGGCGTTTTGCGTCCATGGCTGACATGAAGATTAGTGAGATGGGTGGGGAAACACCTGTTGGCACGACCATGGCGATTATGGAGCGTGGAACAAAAGTGATGAGCGCGATTCATAAGCGCCTTCATTATTCGCAGAAGCAAGAGTTTAAGCTTCTTGCTAACGTGTTCGCTAGGTTTATGCCGCCTGTGTATCCGTATGCAGTTCCGGGTGCGCCACAAGAAATCAAGGCGCAGGACTTTGATCAAAGAGTTGATGTTCTGCCTGTGTCTGATCCAAACATATTTTCAATGTCACAGCGTATTGCTTTGGCTCAGACGCAATTGCAGCTTGTACAGTCTAATCCAGAAATTCATGGTGGGCCGCAGGGCATGTATCAGGCGTATCGTCAGATGTACGAGGCTCTTGGTGTTACAAACATTGATCAGATCTTGCCAAGACCACCGCAGCCACAGCCCATGAACCCAGCAAGAGAAAATCAAGAGGCGTTGCGTAATCAGAGGTTGCAAGCGTTTCCAGAGCAAAATCATCAAGCGCACATTGAGGCCCATGTTGCTATGATGGCTACTCCTGCTGCTCAAGCTAATGCTAATGTGATTATGACACTTCAGGGTCATATTCAGGAGCATATTGGCATGATGGCTGAAAACATGGCGCAACAGGAAATTATGCAAACCATAGATCCGCAGCAACAAATGATGATGCAGCAAGATCCTATGATGATGCAGCAAATGCAAGTACAGGTGGCTAACAGAGCCGCAGAACTGATTGGCGAACTGACAGAACAGTACGCTCAAGCAGTTGCTCCTGCTGATAACACTGATCCGTTGGTAGCAATCAGACAGCAGGAGCTTGCTTTACGAGGGGCAGAGATCCAAGAACGTGCTAGACAGTTTGAGGAAAGACAGGCTTTTGATCAGGAAAAAGAGCGTAATGATGTTCTGATTGATCAACAGAGGCTTGATCTGCAAGATGAAGCGAATCAAGAGAAGGTTCGCGTTGCAGAGGAGCGCATCAAGACGCAGCGTGACATAGCCGCTGCTAATATACAAAACAGGAGGCAGTAATGTCATCAAGCTCAATCAGTCGTGCAGTAGCTGAAGTTGAAAAGTCCAAAAAGGTGGAGCGTAGAAATGCCATTGAAAAAGGGGAAGAGCCAAAAGACAATCAGCAGCAACATCAGCAAGTTGAGGTCGGAGGGATACCCGCAGAGGCAAGCAGTGGCGATAGCCCTGTCGCAGTCAAAAAAGCCCCAGCGAAAAAAGCCCCAGCCAAAAAGAAAGCTTCAGCGAAAAAAGCCAGTAAGAAAAGCTAGTGGCGGAACGGTATCTCGTTTCTCTCGTATAGCTAGGCCGCAAAGGTTTCTTGGAGTTAGATGATGAGTGATAATACACGCCGCACTGATGGTCGAACTGATAGAGAGATTAGAATTATTGTTATGTCTGGTGACATCACCAATCTTACTGACAAGCAATATGATAGACATCTTGAGATGGAAGCGGCTAAAAAAACCGTTGCTCCGAAAAAGTTTTCCAAGGGTGGCGTTTGTCGCGGTCAAGGAAGCGTCAGAAAGATGGGTAAGTTCAGGGTTAGTTGATGGCTAAGAAGTTTCAAAAAGGCACAGCATACGCTAAGTATGACTTAGACGGTGATGGTGAGATCACTGACGAAGAGCTTGAACACGCAAAAGAAATACGCGAAACAGAGCGTGATTTGCGTAAAAGCTTGGCTCAACTTAGAATGGCTAGGTACACATTAGTTGGTATGGGTGTATTTACTGTGGCGATGTTCGCTATGCCTGTTGAAAAGATTGAGGCTTTGTCTGACATAAGCAACTTATTTTACATCAGTGGGGCTGGCATAGTTGGAGCTTACATGGGTACAACAGCTTGGATGAGTAGAAAATGATACAAGCTCTAATAGGACCGATCTCAGGACTCGTTGGGTCATGGATGGATTCAAAGACAGAAGAGCAGCGGGGCAAGTCCGCTGTTGCAAAAGCAAAGGCAGAAGCTGAAGCGCAAGTTATGGTTTCTGCTGCAACTTCAACCGCAGATTGGGAGCGGTTGATGGCGAAGGGCAGTCAAAATTCGTGGAAAGACGAATGGCTTACAATTTTGTTCAGTATCCCGCTTATATTAGCCTTCTGTGGTGATTGGGGTAGGAACATTGTTTCAGAAGGCTTTGCCGCTTTAGAGGCCATGCCAGATTACTATCAGTACACGCTGGGAGTAATCGTAAGTGCAAGCTTCGCCGTCAGATCAGCGACCAAGTTTTTTGGAAAGAAGTAATGGACGCATTACAATTAGCAGAGTATTTACTTAAAGACATACGCAAACAAAAAGAGGGTTACACCCAAAGGTTAGCGGATGGTGCAGCGGAATCCATACAGGATTACCGATTTATCGTAGGTCAAATACGCGGACTGACCTACTCAGAAGATCTTATTAGGGCCGCGATGAAAGGTGTGGAATTAGAAGATGGCTAAAAAACTATTCGTCCCAGAGAGGATGTCAAAGCCTAAAGAGGTTGAGTCCAGTCCGGTCCCAGCCGCTATCTCCAAAGGGTTTGAGGCAAGCCCCGAAGATCCCAATCAGAAAAACACAGAAGATCCATCTAAGATGGAGCTAAGTGCTATTGATAGACTGCCACAGCCTGTGGGGTATCGTCTGCTTGTGATCCCATATTACATGAAACAAAAAAGTGCTGGCGGGATTATCATCCCTGACTCTGTTAGAGAGCGTGAAAGCTTTGCAACAGTTGCGGCTTATGTCGTAAAAGTCGGTCCAGACGCTTATTTGGACGCTAATAAATTCCCATCAGGCCCATGGTGCAGTGAGAAGTCATGGGTATTAATGGGAAGATACGCTGGAAACAGATTTAAAGTCGATGGATTAGAGGTAAGATTGATCAATGATGACAATATTATCGCTACTATTCTTGACCCAGCCGATATTTCGTATGTATAGTGGGAGACATGGAAATGAACGCAGAATTGCAAACTGAAACTGAACCTCAAGAAGAACTTGTTGCTGTCGAATTTAACGATGAGCCGCAAAACTCTTCTTCTGATTCTGTCGAGCAGCCTCAAGAAGAAACCAGTACAATTGTACAGGATGCTTCTCCTGACGGTGAAAACGATAACGAATTAGAAAATTACAGCGACAACGTTAAAAAGAGGATTAACCAGCTTACGGCGAAACGTAAGCAGGCTCTTGAGGAAAGCGAAGCTGCATACGCTTATGCGCGTCAGGTCCAACAGCAAAACGAAGAAATGAAAAAGCGTCTTGCTGATTTGGACAAAGGCTATGTTAGCGAATACGGCGCTCGTGTTGAAACACAAGAGGCCGCTGTTAAAAAAGCCATGCAAGAAGCATATGATGCTGGCGATATGGCAAAGGTTGCTGAAGCGCAGTCTGCGATGTCGCAGCTTGCAATTGAAAAAGAGCGTTTGCGTATACAAAAGGCTCGCTCAGAGCAAGCTGTTGATGAGCCTGAAGTTCAACAGCCAGCGCAACCCGCTCAAGCCCCTCAACAACAAGATTTGGACCCCAAATTAAAGTCTTGGATGTCTCGTAATTCTTGGTTTGGCCCCGGTGGGGATATGGTTATGAGCAAAGGTGCAGAGGCCATTCACACGCAGCTTGTTGGTGTTGAAGGGTACGATCCATCTACAGATGAATATTATGCGGAGATAGATAAGCGTATGCGTCATCATTTCCCGCACAAGTTTCAGGAGCAAAAGCAAAGCGCCCAAGCTGTTGCCCCTGCGTCCTCTGGACGGTCAGCTACCAAAAATGGGCGGAAAGACACCGTGCAACTCAACAAGGGACAAGTCGATTTTTGTAAGAAAATGGGCATCAAGCTTGAAGATTATGCACGAGAAGTCGCAAGGCTAGAGAAAAGGAAGAACGGATAATGTCAGATCGCACAAGCCGGGATTCGCAAACCCGTGAAAAACAAGCGAGAGTTGCAGATTGGCGTCCGCCTTCAGCCTTGGAAGCACCCGAAGCTCCTGTAGGGTTTAAACACAGGTGGATTCGTGAGTCTGTAATGGAATACGATGACCGCAATAACGTCCATAAGCGCAGACGCGAAGGATATGAATTGGTTCGTGCCGAGGATTACCCAGAGTTTGATGCGCCTGTGATTGACGAAGGAAGAAACGCTGGCGTAATTGGCGTTGGAGGCCTAGTTCTTGCTAGGATTCCTGAAGAAATTGCGGATCAGCGTAATGCTCATTACCAGAACACTACGCAAAACCAAATGGAAGCTGTGGATCGTGATTGGATGCGTGAATCCAATGCTGCGATGCCAAAGCTAAAACCGCAACGTAGCTCCTCTGTGTCCTTTGGTGGACCCAAAGGGGTAGCTGACAATTAGGAGAGAAAAAGATGGCTAATCAAGATGCCGCTTTTGGCCTACGCCTTTCGCGTTCAGGTAATGGCTCCGATCTGATTGGCATGCAGAACAAATACCGCATTGCGGCTAACTACGGTACTTCAATCTTCCAAGGTGACATTGTAAAAGCTGTCACTGGCGGTGGTATTGAGCGTATCGCGGCTGGCAATACGGATCTTGTTTTGGGTGTTTTCAACGGATGCCGCTACACTGATCCAACTACAGGAAAAGAAACCTTTTCCAATTTTTACCCAGCCTCTACAAATGCTGCTGATATTGAAGCTTTCGTTATTGATGCGCCACATGCTCAATACGAAATTCAAGCTGATGCTGCATTCCCTGTAGCGGATCTGTTTGGTAATTTCGATATTGTTGATGCCTCTGCTGGTAGCACTGTCTCCGGCACATCTCGTACAGAGATTGATGTGACAACTGGCGCGACTACCGCTGGCTTGCCTCTCAAGGCCATCGACATTTCCACTGACCCAGAGAACAGTGATGTTAGCTCTGCTAATACAAATGTAATTGTTGTTATCAACAATCATCTGTTTAGCGCTGGCACTACTGGCTTGGCATAAGGAGGCTGACTGATGGCTATTTCTCGCGCCCAACTAGCGAAAGAGCTAGAACCCGGCCTCAACGTTCTGTTCGGAATGGAATATGAGCGTTATGATGCCGAGCATGCTGAAATCTACGACACCGAATCTTCAGATCGTGCATTTGAAGAAGAGGTCATGCTCGTAGGATTTGGCAATGCCAACACCAAAGCTGAAGGTGCTGGAGTACAATTTGATTCTGCAAACGAAGCATACTCTGCTCGTTATACGCACGAAACAATTGCTCTTGCGTTTGCTTTGACCGAAGAAGCTATGGAAGATAACCTGTACGACCGCCTTGGTGCGCGTTATACAAAGGCTCTTGCTCGCTCAATGGCTCACACTAAACAAGTGAAAGCTGCTGCAACACTGAACAACGCATTTGATGCCAACTTTACTGGTGGTGACGGCGTTGAGCTTTGTTCTGCGGTTCACCCGCTTGCTGGTGGCGGAACTTTCCGCAACGAGCCATCAACTGCTGCTGACCTCAACGAAACATCACTTGAGAATGCTCTTATCGACATCTCAACATTCGTTGATGAGCGCAATATGATTATTGCCCTGCGTGGCATGAAGCTTATTGTGCCGCCACAGCTTCAGTTTGTTGCTGACCGTCTGCTTGAGTCAACACTCCGCCCATCAACAGCGGATAATGACATCAACGCGATGCGGAACATGGGTATGCTGCCAGAGGGTTATACAATTAACCACTTCCTGACAGATCCTGATGCGTTCTTCATCAAGACTGATGCTCCAAATGGCTTCAAGCACTTTGAACGTGCGCCTCTTGCAACCAACATGGAAGCTGATTTCGATTCAGGTAACATGCGGTTCAAGGCTCGTGAGCGTTACAGCTTTGGATTCTCAGATCCACGTTGCGTATTCGGTTCACCGGGTGCATAATAGAAAAATTGTTGAGGGAAACTCTTGGAGTTTCTTTTAAGAGAGGGCGGCTTCACAGTCGCCCTTTTTTTATGTACAATAGATTAATCCCTGACAGACTCATTGTGAGTCTGACACTAGCCACGACAGGAGATAAGCATGGCTACAACTACTTTCTCTGGTCCTATTAAGGCCGGAACCATTAAAAATACAACTGGAACCACTGTTGGAACAGATGTTGCTAACGTAGGTCAAGTTGTTATGGCTCAAACATTTTCAGTAGATCTTTCTGGCGGCGCAGTCGCAGCACAAGTTACTGATGTTGTCATCCCAGCAAATTCTCAAATCATTGATTGTGTTATTGATGTTATTACAGCAGCCAATACTTCAACCAATCTTAGTGTTGGAGACACTGCGGGTGGAGCGGCTACAATCTTGAATACTTTTGCATCTGGCACAACTGCTGGTCGCAAGTACCCAACCACTGAGGCAGGCGCAGCTTTGGCGTGGCAGGATACAGGGACATCAGATATTCGTTTGACTGTAACTGGTTCCGCTGCAACAAACGCAGGTCTTGTTCGCTTTACAATTCTGTATCAGCAAAACAACAACCTCGCGTAGTAGGAGGCAGATATGGCTGGTCCAGTAAGAGCCTTTAATCATACTCAAGGAGACTCTGCTGCCGTTGTAGGCCCGGCTCGTTCTCGCATTCGTCAAATTGTAATTTTTGCAAATGCGGCTGGTGCTTTTACGATTAAGAATGGCAGTGCTTCTGGTGAAACTTTGATTACGCAAACGTTTCCGACAGGGATGCACCATCTGAACATTCCAGATGACGGTATTCTTGCTACGAGCGGTGCGTTTGTCTCTGCCTTCACTGGTTCTAGCAATCAATTAACCATTTTCTTGTCGTAGAGAAAATAATGGCTAGTTCCAAAGGGAAGATGCCTCCGCGCAACAAAAAGAACTTCCGCCCCACT